CTTGAATATTCAAGGGCACACACACGTAGATGTTCCGGAGGATGGAAAAGTACACTCGCACATTCATCAGTGCGAAATTTGTTTGAACCCCTATTCACACGCGCACAAGAAGAACGCGGTGGGCGACTCGATGCGTCACACATTGTGGTGCTCTAAATGCCGGCATAAGAAGAACAAGAATGCCGACGTGGAAGGCTTTTATATAGATGAAGCCGATGCCATCTACGTTTATGAGGACGAAATTGAACAACAAATCGTCTGTGAAGGCGCCGTCGTTCCAGAATCTAAAACGATTGAAATTCCTTTATCAGAATCATGGAGCCCTGCGAAAGGCTATCGTCAGAAAGCACCAACCAAGATTTTTTTACCGAAAGGCGAAAATTTCGACGAGTATTTCGAGAAAGTAAGATTCATGGTGAAGGGAACCCGAGGAGTGACTGCGACTGAAGTAGCTTTGGAACCGCGAAAGATTGAACCGTTGGCGCAGGGACCTGTGGCAGAAGGAACGAGGAGCGTCATATTTCCCATTATCGATCAGAAGATGACGCAAGCGTGCCTCGAATTGGATTTAGGAGGATTGCGAATTAAGACGCTCGCATTGGGGAATAATTATCTCTTGTGTTATCGCCACATACTCGAAAGAAGAATTGAGATGTTCACGATCGTGAAGGCTGTGTGCATGCGGTATAACATCGAAGTCGTTATTGAGATAACGAAGGATAATTTTTACCCTCTTCGTAATTTTGAGATTAATGGTCATGTCATTAGAGCCGATTTGGCCATTGTTAAGGTGTTGAACCAAAAATTCGCGCCAGGACCTGATATCGTCAAATTCTTCGCGAAGGAGAATGCCATCAGTAGGGCCAATTATTCGCAGGGTTACCTATTTGGGAAACAAGATGGAGTCAAGGTTGTGAGTAGTGTCGGTCAAGTGGAGTTGAAAGACAATGTTAGCTATCCTCTCATTAGGGATGGCCCAATTGCTTACGCCACAGGCCGAACATGGCAATATAAATATCCAACTTCGAACGGGTATTGTGGATCAGTACTCGTTTTCGATAATCCATCTCTCGGTAGTAGTGTAATCGGTGGTGTTCATGTCTCAGGTGTTGACAAGTTGGGCCTGGGTTACACGTCTGTTGTGACTCAGGAGATGATTTTCGACGTCATCAAAGAGGATACATTCGTGACACCTGAGTGTATGTTTGAAGTTGCTGCGCGTTACCATCTGAAACCGTCGATTCTACTTGGTGCTACAACCCAACAGAAGGATTCACTTTACGAAGCTCGCGGGACTGCGTGTTTCACGATTGGTCATTTGGCTACTCCGTTGAGAATGCCATATGTCGGTGATATTAAAACATCGCCATTGTTCGACAATTGGGAACACAATCTCGAACCTGTCCCATTACATCATCGAGATCCTCGCTTGTTACAACCTGACAATCCAGCGTCAAAAGCGAGTGAAAAGTTCAACCTTGAAACCGGAGGTTGGGATCCCAAATATCAGAAGAAGGTCATCACTTATCAGGTCGAGAAGGCCGTTTCATTGTACTATTCGATCGGTACGCTTCCGACTCAATTGTTGTCGGAGGATGAAGCGATTAATGGCATTCCCGGTCTGATTGAGTCAATCAATATG